GTCAAGCAATATGGGAAACTATTACTACACCCACACCTAATTTAAAGTTAGCTACAGGAACTAAAGCTAGACTTAAGAAAGAAGAAAGGCAGGCTCGCCTAAAAAGATTAGGTTACTTTGATTGGGATGTAGGTGCTGCACAAACTACAGGTGCTACTGAAAATACTTTTGCTTCAAGATATTTGTTAGATAAGTATTTTAGAGTTATTGGTTTACAGCAGTGGACAGATTATACACGTAATGTAAGAGCTTCAATTGCTGATGATTTTATTATGGATCACTTAGCTACTGTTAAAGAAGGTAGAATGAGTGGCAGACCACAAAATAATGAAGAGCAAGAAGCTGAAGAACAATTAAGAAATCTAGGTATAAATGTTACAGAGCTATTAGAGATTGATGGTTTACCATTTGAAAAACCTGCTAATAAAACTAGAGAAGAACATCTTTCAGATATGAGAAGAGCTAGTGAAAGGTTAGATGATATATTATCACAAGCTGAATACAACTTTGTTAATGAAGCTATTGCATTACCGGGAACAGCTAACAGACCATTGTTTTATCAGAACCCACACTTAGCTTTATTCACACAGTTCCAAGGTTTTATTGCAACATTTTCTGCAAATATATTACCAAGATTGTGGGGAGATTATGTAAAGAGAGGTACACCTAGATTAAAATATAATGCTTTTGCAATCATGACTACTATGATTATGTTAGGTTTTGTTTCACAATACTTAAAAGATTTATTAAAGTATGGACAAGCTACACCTTATTTAGATCGATTAGAAAAAATACAAAGAGGTATAGGCGCATCAGGTATGATTGGTGTTGCTGAAAGACCACTTAACTTTTTCTTTCCTATCTATGAAACATCATCTAGTAATATGGTTGAAGAAATTTTTGATACAGTATCAGGTGAAGCAGCAGCTTTATCAAACGTATCAAGAGCTTTAACAGGAGCAGGCCAGGTACTAGAAGGGAAAACGGAAACAGGCTTATATAAATTATTTAAAACTGCACCATTGATTGGGCCAGTTAATATACTTAATAGAAGACTAGCTGCAGCTGGTGCTTCATTAGTTGAATAGGAGAACTTATGGCAATAGATACAAGCGCAAAATCCGGTTCTATGCTTGATAAACCAACTGACATGCTTGCTAAAAAATTAGCAGGTACACATAAACTTTGGTCAGTAGCTGATAAAGAAGAGCTTGTTAAAAAAGATATAGAAACAATTCAGCAACCTGTAGATACAGCCGTTGCAAACCAAGTGATTGCTGATAATAATATTGAAGACATTGCAGGAATAATGGCAAGCACTGATGAAGAAGCAATAGCTAATAAGACACCTGAAGAGTTAGCATCAGAAGAAGCTGCTAGAATTAAACCACGTGTACGACAATTTGGTGAAGCACTTGGTAAAGACATAACAACTTTAAGAGGTGCATACGAATTAGAGAAAGCAATTACTGGTCAGCCTAGTATAGATGAATCAGCATCATCATTTGGTGGTGCTATTAATAGAGCTGGTAAAGTTGCAGGCTTAGCTAACACTGGAAGAATAGCAGGTACTAAATTAACTGCAGATCAGAAAGCAAAGTTTTTATCAACAGGTAATTTTAGAGAAGCTGCTCAGACAACTGACGCGCCTGTAGCACCTTTATATAAGAATATCAATAACTTAAACACTACAAATAAAAATATATTTTATGATGTGTTAGATGCAGGTACGCTAAATGATAAAGGAACTTTTATAGTTGACCCTGAATTGTTTGGTTTAATGGGAATACTTACAGAAGAATTCTTTGTACAAAGTATGTTTACTACAGATCCTGAAGAAGTTAGTGATGTTGTTGAAGAAGTAAATGAACAAGATTCTATTAAGAAGTTAGAGTTTAAAAAGGCACAGGGTATTCAACAGTTAGGTAAAGAAATTTATAGAGAATATAAAAGAACTAAAGCTATGCAAAAAGGTTTAGGAGATACTGCTGAGTACTTAAATGAAATAGATAACATTAGACCTGAAGTATTTACACAGATTGGTGATATAGCTAAGACTACTTATGCTGCTGCTAATCCTGATATGCTACAAGAAAAGAATGTAGGTGGTCGAGTAGTATTTGAACCTACTGAAAAGGGTGCAAAGATATTTGAAAATATGTATCGTGTATATACTGGTTTGTTTAGTACACAAGAAGTAACACCGTTATCAGCACCGTCACAAGATGGTAGAGTTATGGGAGAAGCATCTCAGTACACTCGTGATATGACAACTAGACTTTCAAAAGAAATTGGCGATACCTCTGCACACTTTGAAGCTACTAAGAATATGAATCAAGTAGCATTTATTAATGATCCTAATAGAGAAAAGGTTGCAACATATTTATCAATGCTTGCATTAGCAAACGCAGGAACTGTTAGAAATATAGATATGCAAGATCAATATATACCAGGTCCTAACAATGATATTTTCTATGCAAACATTTTTAAAATAGGTAAACAAAAATACCAAGATTTATTAAATGAAAAAGCATCTTTAAAGAATAGAGTGCAAAGATTAATAGAGCAGGGTGCATCAGAAGAACAAGTTAAGCTAGCTGAAAAAACATATAGAGATTATAATCCTAAAAATATTCTTAGGCTTGAAAGAGAAAAGTTTGTAAATCTTATGGAAGGTGTAGGAAGATACTCAGGTAAATCTAACTATTTAACTTTTGCATTACAGTTATTAACTGGAAGAATGCATGCTCAGCAAACTGTATACAATCCTCAAGCTAGCCCTATTGTAAGAGGTATAGTAGGAGGTGGTAATAGGTATCAGTGGCAACCTGGTAAGGGTGGTAAGCTCGAACAAAACTGGACAGAAGGAATGTCAAAGCATTTGTTTGAAGATCCTAAAGTAACTGATGAAGAAGGAAGGAAGGTTGAATCTAGCTTTAAGAAAAAGTATGGTATGGGCAGACCTACTTCAGAAAGAATAAGAATATTTAAAGAGTTTGAAAAGCAGGCTGAACAAAATCCTGGTGCTGGTTTATATAATCAATATGTACAATGGGGTAATGAGTTAATAGAAAGAACAGCTGGCTTTAATACAAGAGAAGCTGGTGCATTATTAACTGCATTTAAAAAAGCTTCTTCACCTCAGCAAGCAAATGAAGTTAAGAAACAAATAGCACAAAGATATGGTTCAGATCCATTAAGTCCTAGATTAAAATCATACTTAGCTGACTTTGAAACTGATGCTATACATCAAGCAGATTACTTAATGGCATTAGCTAAATATGAAAGAGCTAAAAAGAATGGAACTATATTTACAGATACGCAGGCATTTGAAATAGATGGACAGACACATGGTCCTGCGACTCTTGCTACATTACTTGGTAGTTTAAATATGGCTAAGAGATCTGGTATAATAATGAAGACACCTTTCTTAGAGAAGTTAGAGTCTAGCGATTATAAAGATGTTAGAGATGCTATGGCTGATGAGATGAGAAGAAAGTTTCCTAGCTTAGTTAAAGGTGTAACTAAAGTAACACACGATAGCAAGGCGGGACTACCGTCAATAGCGAATGCTTATGAACGAATATTAGAAGAAGCTATTGGTGATAGAGAAAACTTTTTAAAGAAGTCACCTATGACTATGGGATATGGTCAGGATATATTTTCATTGAAGCAGCACGTAGATCGAACTGTATTTTTAAATGATGAAATAAAAAGTATAATGGCTAATAACAAATTAAATAATAATGATGTTATTGATTTCTTACATACTATATTAGTTGATTCTATTTATGAAACTATGGATCCGCAAACTTTAAGAATGACTAAACTAATGAAAGCTATTGCTTTTATGTCGCCGCTTTCAGCAGAGCTATTACAAATTAAACAGCCTACTGGTTTAGTATCTACGCTTGCAGGTTTAACATCTGAACAAGCAGGACAAACACAATATCAAATTAAAGATGAAGAAGGTAAACCTAGAATTGTTACTGTACAGCATTATAATGTAAAGACAGATCCGTCTGCTATTAAACCTATGCCAGGTAAAGCACCAGAGTTTGGTGGTTATGCAGTAGGTAGAGCTCAGCCATCTATAATACAAGCGTTTGATTCTAACATGGTTACTAAAACTTTTACAAATTCATGGAATAAAATTAAAGAAATTGCTAAAAGTTTAGGTGCTGCTAATCCATTTGTATTACAAATATACGATGCATTTTTAACTGACTCTGGTACAATGGATGTTGTAAGAAGATCTGCTAATGAGCATCATAAAAATTCTTTAATTAATGAACAAGCTATTGAAAAATTATTTGATTGGTATGAAAGTACTTTTACAGAAAAATTAAATACATTAAAGAATGATACAACTACATATGAATTATTTAAAGATGGTGTAGTTAATAAAGAATCTGAATTTAAAACTATAGCTGGTTTGTTAGCTGCACCTGATAGATTTAAAAATGGTTCGCGCAAAACTTTTGTAAAGTTAATTCAAAGACAAGGTGATTTTCAATGGGAAAGAGCAGATAATATTAATATTAAAGGTGATACTTTAGAAGAATGGAATAAGAAAACTTTTAATGCTGCTAAAAAAATGGCGCTTGAAATGGAATCAAACATTAATAAAAAATTAAAGGTTAACAAAAAATCTTTGCTTGATAAAAGTTTTACTGGCCAGGAAATCGGTATAATATTAGAAGAGATAGTTAGAACTTTAGAAATGCCTGCAAGAATTAAAGAAGGTAGGCAGCTTGTTACACAATCAAGAGGTGAACTAGCTAAAGAAATCGGAAGTCAAGATACTTTAAACATCGATCTTTAATTGTCTCCTTAAAGAGGAAAGCAAAATGTAACTATAATTATAGAGGGTTTAAGATGTGGCCGTTGTTTCATAGAAGATTTTTAGATTTTAATTATGACTATGTAGATTTTTCAAAATTGTTTAGCCGATATTAAAGATGAAAAAAAAATACCCCTAAGAGTATCATAAGATATTCTTAGGGGTTTTTTTATTGGGTTGCTGCTACCTTAGCAAGCGCTTGTTTCTTCCATTCATGAGCATTTGTTTTACCTTCTTCAGGTAATCCTTGATCTGTATAATAATCTAGTATTCTTAAATACTCATTCTCTATTATTAATTCGTCTAACTGTTGGTCAGTCATACGATCTGCTAGTGTAACATCCATTTTTAATTCAGCTAATGCTGTCTTATTGTCAGGTTGTAAGCCTAGTCTTACTGGTAATATTCCTTTCTTACGCGAAGAAGTAGTCACTTTTATTTACCTCTCTAATATCTAAGCTGCCTAGCTTAGGTTGTTGATAGTTAAAATTATCTGGGTTTGTTACTATCATTCTTTCAATGACTTCAAAGAAGTTAGAATAACTATACATTGTTATAAACTCTTCTTTAATAAAAGCTAATAACTCATCTACATCACAAGCATGTACACTAAATGAATCGTGTACTGCACCAAAGTTATCATCCCACTTAGCAATTACTTTAGCCATATGTGCAGCATCCATAGAGTGCACAAAGTTAGGTGATATACCAGACATAAAAGATCTTATCTTTGGTTTGTCTGTTGGTTCTTTACCTACGTGTTGTATTCTTATTGTATCTGTTTCTTCTTTGCTACCATCCTCTTTTGTTATAGTAGGTTTAACTTTACGTTTACTACAACTAATAATAGCTTTCTCTTTAAATTCATTCTCAACGAATGCTTCATATATAACTGGAAACCCAGATGGTGTAGTCCATCGTATAGACTTTTGTTTAGTGTTCTTAGCATAGTCAGAAGCTATCTCAGCTTCAGCAATCTTTTGTAAGAACTTCATTGTTTGTAATGGACCTGCACAAACACTATCAATTGCTTTGATTAAATGTTTAGCAAGTAACTCACAGTCCTCTTCAGTTATATTATACTTATCTAAATACCCTTCCACATGACAGTCAAGATACATATTTTCTGCGATCTTTTGTGCTCCAGCACTGTATGCTCGAGTCATTGAACCGCGTTTAGCTATACCTTTACGTATATGTTTCATTGGCATTTGTCTTTCTTCAAACCATTCCGGTACTCTTTTAATTAAATCTTTAGCGCATTGCACATAAAAATCTTTTTGAATATCTTGTGGTACAATCCCAACTAACTCTCCTGCTTCTTTGTCTTTAGACATAGCACATAGATGTTGCCATCCATTATTAGAACCATCAATTGGTATTGGAAGATAAGTAATATATTCTTCTTGCTCAAGTGCGTCTTTAATTTCTAATACACTAGCTAGCAAGCTAATAGGTTTTTCTGCATTAGGATCTATAATTTCTTTGTTAGCTATCTCTAATAGTCTATCAATATTATTATCGGTCCATGCTTCACGATCTTCTAACGTCATTTTATCTACAGATATATCATCTAACTCTTCGTCTTTTAAGTAAGGTTTATAATCTGTTGTTAACCAGTTAGGCAAACTATTTTTATGATAAGTTTCATTATAACATACTGCTATATGAATCTTTAATCTTCTTAATCCTGCATCAGTCATAGGTTTACCTTTAGCAAAAAGCATTTGACCTCTTGCTATATCGTTACCCTGAAAGTTTAGGAATGGTGTAGTATAATATATTCTACCACGATAATCTGCTTCAACATATTGATAAAATGTTTTGTCACCTATTAGTTTAGATCGTGCCATAGTCAAATCAAATTCTATTATCTTTGATTTATATTTCTTAGGAAAGTCTTTGTATTGATCTAGTATTTTATTTCGATTACGATTTAAAATATTACGAACTTTATTATTAACTTTCCATTCAGTTTGCTGTAACACATTCATGCTTTTAATAAAGCTGTTTGCTAGATAAGGTTTAAACTCTTTGCTTCTATCATGTGTCCATCCTTTTATTACAGGTCGTTCAGTAGGTTGCATTAAAGAATTAATAGGTTCTGGCTTTTCAAATACAGTTCCCTTTAATAAATCCATACTACCTTCTGGCACAAGTAAATCCCATTTCTCTGGTATTACTATATAATGTGCGCGGCTTCTCTTTAAACTACGGTCTAAAGATTCTACTGGAATAAATGTATTATCCCTGGTTTTACCTATATTAATCTGATGTGTTTGATAGAAAGGTTCTAAGAATAAATCACCCATCATAACTCGAAGTTTAAACCAGTCCCAAGGTGCATCATCCTTATTAGAATACTTTATTTCTGTTAAGATATGAGTGCCAATTGCTACACTTAAATGTGTAAGGTTAGCTTCACCTTGGTATGATTTGTTTCCTCTCATACTATTACGAGCAAAGTGTTGTTGGATAGTGTCCATAGTAAATACTAAGTACGCTTTTAAATCTTCTAACGAAGTTTCTTTCAAAAGATTACAAGCAATATGTGCTTTAGATTTAGTAATCTTTTTCTTTAAGTATCCAAGTTGTTCCTCCATTTATTGCCCTTTACTTTTATGTTATTATTTAATAGTAATAATATACCTGCTTCATCAGTATATGTTTCACTGAAAAGAACTCTTGTTATACCTGCTTGCATTATAAGTTTAGCACATTCAATGCAAGGTGAGAGAGTGCTATATAATGTAGCACCCTCTGAACTTACTGTCCCCTTTGCTAACTTACATAACGCATTAGCTTCTGCATGTATAACTTCTTTTCTTGTAGAACCATTAGGATTTTTACATTCATTATCCATACCCGCAGGCATACCATTAAATCCGAATGCAAGTATATTATTATCTTTAACAACTACGACACCAACTTTATTGTCGGTATCGTGTGACATGTTACTTACTTCCTTAGCAATATTTAAATACAAGTTATCATATCTAGCTTGTTTAGTTATTGCATTTGTGTAGTTACTCATTAGATCTCCATAAATACATTATCAGTAGATGTTAGTCTACCGGTTTTAGTATTGTATATAGCTGCACCTGCTGAACCAGTAAGACCTGTAAATCTAGATTTCAATACTCTAAACTTAATTGTATTACGTTCAGTTGCGTTATCAGCTACTAGGTTTCTAGCGAATGCTACTATATCAAATGATATTTGTTTGATAGAACCACTACCTTTAATATCATCTATAGAGGCTAGCTTACCTTCCTCGAATGAAGCACCACCACCTGGAGCTTTTCTTAAGTGTGAGATTAAACATAACCATATATTATGTTTCTTAACAATCTTAAGTAAGTCACTCATTACTTTATCGATTGCTTCGTTACCAGATAAACCTTCAGATCCTTCTGATACCGCTATAGTTATATGATCTAGTACTAGGTATTTACAACCCATTAGACACATATATTCTATCTTATCTGTTAGTGTTGAATCACCTACAGAACCTTGATGATCTAACAAAACTAATCTTTCATCTGCGAATACTGATTCAAAACCTTGACGTAAATCTAGTTCAGAAAGATTGTTATCATCATGATCTAGCTTTTGATTCAATGTCATTTCAATAAACTTCTCAGCTGTATCACCTACACTTTCTTCAAGTGATATTAAACCAATTTTGTTTTCTTCATCTTGTAATAAATCAAGTACAATTTCTTTAACGATTGTTGATTTACCTGAACCAGTACCACTAGTAAACAAAGTAATCTCACCTTGTCTAATGCCTTTAAGTTTATCATTTAAACCTGCTAAGCATTTAGGATAAGGTCTAGACTTAGTTCTTTGTCTTTGCTGGAACTGTTCCCATATTGCTTCGCCCATTACTAAACCAGCAGGTGACCATGTTTCGGCATCCCAATAGCTTTGTAATAAACTTTGTGGTCCATGCTTTAGTAGTTGTTCACATGGATCTTTCTCTAGTAGCTTAGCTACTTTAACTTTACCAGCACCAATTATCTTAGCAACTTTCTGTACTGCTGCTTGACCAGCTTCATCTTTATCAAAGAATAATATTACAGATTCAAATCGTCTGATCCATTCTCTTTGTGCTAATACTGTCTTGCAACCTGTAGCACTAGGCATTGATACTACTGGAAATATTCTTTTGTATTTATGTAAGAATGCTTCAGCTACTGCACAAGCATCTAGCTCGCCTTCAGTTATTACAAGTGTCTTACCACCGCTAGCAACTGATTGACCGAATAATTCTACATTACTAAAGTTACCATGTGCTACAAAGCTTTTAGGTAACTTACGTTCTTTATATGCGGCAACTCTACCCTCATTAGTATAAGGATAAAAGTGTGAACCACCGGAACCATCAGGATTTACAGCCATCTTAATTCCAAAGTGATCTACTACTTGTTTAGATATACCACGACTGTTAATAGGAAAACTATTTAAGTCGTTAATTTCTTCAAGTGTTATGTTACTATTTGGTTTAGCAACAGGTTCTAAGTCATTCATAATGTTTACTTTCTTAGTTGTATATTGACATGAAAAACAGTATGCACCATCTTCGTATATTGTAAATGCGTCAGATGAATCACACTCTGGGCAAGCAGTTTGCTTATACCTTGACATTAATTACCGTCCTTTCTAACAACTCTTCGTCGTTTACTATTTCTAAAGGTATTTGTTCAGGCCATCGTTCGACTTTAACAAATAAATATTCATTACCTTTAGCTACTATTTGTTTATCTAATGTTATATGATAAACTTTATTGTCATTAAATTCTTCAAAGATACCCTGGTATGTATCTAATAGTGGCTTAACTACGTTATCTAGGTCTGCCATCTTATTAGATACACCAGCAATAATATCAAATTCTAATTGATCGGATTTTTCAAAGGGCCATTCGACCCCTTGAAGTTCGTCTCTTAATTCATTTTGATATTCGATATACTTAGCCGACTTTATCGACTTGTTCCTGTACGTCATTTGATTCGCTGACAGTGGCTTTACTTTGAATGTATGCTTTAATATCTTCATATTCTTCCCATGACGTTAGCATTCTTAGTAACTTATGACTAAGCTCTAACTGTTTTATAGTTTGACCATGTTCTTTCCACGTAGCTTTAATCTTATTCCATTGTCTTGATAGTGGTACGCCAGCTAAAATCTTTGCTGCTTTCTTAGGACCAATACCTTTTAGACCTGGAATATTATCTGTGTTATCACCAGTCAAACATTGAATATATAGATTATGTAATGCTTCTTCTTCATTGATAAGCTGCCAAGTATCTTTACCATAATTGTAATGATGACCTGGTATCTGTAGTAAATCTTTATCTATACCACAAATTACATACTCTTCTTTTCTATCGAGCGCTTCACGTGCCCATATAGAAACTAAGTCATCTGCTTCCATACCGTCTGCTTGAATAGCACCTTTAGATACTGCATGTTTATGTAAGTAATTTAGTTTATCTCTTACATCTTTATCAAGCTCAGGACGCGTAGACTTATAATCAGAACTAAGTTCTTTGCGATAGTTACCTTTACCTTTAACTGCATATAATACTTTTAGTTCTTCAGTAAAAGGATTAACCATTTTATCAGAAACTTCTAGCTTCATCTTATTACAAAAGCTATTATAGTTCTTGCGTAGTTCAGATTGATTCTTAGATTTATATGCTATCTTAAAGAATATAGAATCTGTATCTACAAACATGTGTTTAGTTTCCATGTACTTCCTTTCTTTCTAAATGCTTACGAATATCTGCATAAAACCCGTTGTATTTAGAAGGTTTAATTATATCCATTAGTTCCCAGTATTCTAGTATACCAAGTGTATTAACTTTAACCATATCACCTGCAACTAATAATCTTTCAGGTCTATCATTCCATTCGCAAAAGAAGAAGTTATCTGTCAGTTCTCTTTGCTTTAATAAATAAACCATTTTATTGCATGGAATATTATACCAGGTTTTAATAAATTTAACATCAACATTACCATATATTTGATCGACGCCATCAACTTGCCAGTCAATATGATCTTGCCAAGTACCTTTATCAATCATCCACCACTCAAATATTTCACATTCAATATCAAGTTTTAATCGTTCGAATGATCTGCCTCTTGGATTATATATTTCAGCGCGAGCATCACGTTGATTAATAAAATCTTTTGTTACATTAATATCTACAATCATTAGTGTACCTCCGCATAGTTATTACCAATTGTACCTTCACCTGCCATAATATCTACGCCCATTTCTTTAGGACCTTCGGCAAATGATTCTGTAAGTATTTCTAATACTCTATCAGCATCTTCTTCTGCTACTGACCATGCTACTTCATCATGATAATAAAGTCTAGGTTCAGCATCAAGATTTTCTGATTTAATTTTATTCATTTGATAATGCAATGCAGCTTTTGTAGTTATAGCTTCACAACTTTGTAACAAATAATTAAGTGTTTGATAGTCTTGCGGTACATAAACTTTACGACCATCAAGGCCAGGAACATAACCTTCAACATTTCTGCTATGATTATCTGTTATATTCCACATTGATACTAGATTATCTTTTAATGCTTTTAAACCAGGAATAGCATCACCATACTTTTCTATAGATTGTTTGCCAGCTTGTATGTTACCTTTACCTGTAAGTACTTTACCAAGTTTAGTAGCACCAGCACCAAATAGAAATGCATAGATCCAAGTTTTTGCAGTACGTCTATCAGTATCAATAATGTCTGCATTATACTGATGTATATCTCCATCTAGTATTTGATTTGTAAGACTATCTGATTTAACATAATGTGCTAATGATCTAAATTGATTACCACTAGAGTCAGCACCTACTATCTTTCTTCCAGGTTCTGCTGTTAGTAATTCTCTAATTGATTTACCAAGTTTAGCATTAGCTGCTGGAAGATTAGCAATAACTTCATGGCGGCATCTAAATGTAGGCGTACCTACTATCCATAGTTTACCATGTAATCTATTATTCTTTAAGTTATTAAGCCAGCCTTCAACAACACCTTTACGTGATCTAAGTGTAGTCCATTCATCAATCATTTTACCTTTATCACCAAGCTTTTCTAATGAAGTTGATGTAAGTTTAGGTGTTTTCTTAATGAACTCTCTACCTAATCTTTCCATTTTCCAATCATCAGGTTCCCATCCGATTGAGTATAAGTATTCTTTAACTTGTGCAAGATTACCCATGTTAGCTTTCTTAGTTTCTTTTCTTTGAAACTCTCTACCAGCTTCCCATTTAAATGTATGATTAGGTTTAACTTCTTGATTAAGAAATTCACTTAGCATACGTGCAGTAGCTGCAGTGTATTCACCTTTCTTAGTAAACTTAGGTGTCTTAGGTTTCTTATCAATTAACCTAATAACTGGTGGTAGCTCAGGTTCAATTACTTTTTCAATAGCATTCATACTATTTTCAATATCATCTAATAATAAATTAGCTTTATCTTTATTAAAAGCCCAGCCATAGTATTGACAGTATGCATCAAACTTAGCAGCAGTCATTTCATTTCGTAAACCTTTACGTATTAATGGTTGCTTCATTGCTAATCTATTTAATTCTGATGTGAGATGACCATATATTACAGAGTTTAATTTAACATCTCTTACACAATACTCCATCATTCTATCAGAGAAATGTGACCAATCATCATAACTACCTTTATGATATTTAAGATACTCACCCCATCCAGCTAACCCATGTTTATGTGGTCGTCTGTAATTTAATACTTGAGATGCTATCCATGTATCAAAGAATCTATTACCTTGATACAAATCAATATTATATAATCTTTTAATTACTAGTGCATCAAAACCAATACCATTATGTGCTATTAGTAAATTTGCTTTTTCTAATAATGATAGGCCCATTTCAATAGGCCCATCATATTTATCGGATTCATTAGTATATTTCATGATACGACCTGTATCTATGTTTTGTATTACTAAACACCATATCTTAGTCGCATCTAGACCGTCAGTTTCTATATCAAACGTTAGCCTCATCTTTAACCTTTCTGCTGGCTTCAAGCTCAGCTTTAAGTTGTTGATTTTCTTGCATTAAATTATTGAATACATTTAATAACAAGAATTTATTTTCATCACCTATTATTGCTCGTCTAACATCATCAACCGTTACAGGTTTGTTATCAGCAACATTAGTTTTCTGTAAATCATCTTTACTCATATACACTCCTTATTCGTATTGTGAGTTTGCTACTTGACCTTTAAATTCATTTTGTAAATCACGCTTTTCTCTTAATACTAAAAGCCTTTCTCTTTCTGCTTCAAATATATCTGATAGTATTCCGCAATCATACTTAGTTATTTCAGGTCCTTTCCAACCTTCTGGTTTAACCATATCTGGTAAACCAAATGGATTTTTCCTAGATTTATTTGCTCCAGGTTCTTTAGCCATATTAGATTTATGTACTTCTTTCCATACTTTATCTGCATCACAGTTAAATAATTCTAATGTACCTATTGCAATAACAATAAGATCAATCAAACCATCAACTACTTCTTTGTGATCTTTATTTAAGAAAGCTGCTTGAGTTTCTTCAAACTCTTCTTCTAAAAAGTCTAATCTAAATGCTAAGAAATCATTTAATAATTTAAAATTTCTTGCTTCGAATTGGCGTCTAACCCATTCTTTAGCACCGAATTTATCATGCATGATTCTAATATCATCATACCATTCTGAATAATTTTCGTTACGTTTTAAGCTCATACTTTATATTTCCTTTATGTTCGTAGTTATATATTTCCATATGCTTTGGTTCAAAATCTTCTGTACTAAACTGTGGTTGCAAATGATAGTTAGCATCATAATGTACATAACCATTTTCTATTTGTGACCAAGCTGTACTAAAATGATCTGAATAAATATGTGCATCAGCTACCATTAGTTTTAGTGTACCTGACTTAGCACCAATTAAGTTAGACCAACATGCTAGCATAGTAGCACCAAATACCATATCACTTGGTATACCTACCATCCAATCACCTGATCTTGAATACATTAACATAGATAAAGTTTTTTCATTATTATATTTATCTTCATCAACATAAAATTGATATAAGAAATGGCATGGTGGTAAACTTAGATCTTCCATACCTTCAGGATTCCATGCGCTAATAATATGTCTTCTATCATATGGGTTAGCTCTAAGATTATTTAATACATTTCTTACTTGATTAACACCATTAAAATTATACCAACTATTACCGTAACTAAGACGTAACTCGCCAGTATCAGGATCTCCGAACTCATTCCAGTAATTGCACCCCCATTTCTGAAAGTCTTTAACATTTTTAGGCTGTCTAATTATAGCAGCGTATTCACCTAGTACACCTTCATAGTGTATCTTACGTGATGTTAGTAACGGGAAGTAATGATTACGCATATCAAATTCTAGTTCTTTAAATGGTAAAGATCTAGTATAACCATTACGACCTTCTTTCTGACGACCATATCTTAGTATGTCTTCAGCTATATTTAAATACTTTTGATTATATATTTGCATGTTTATATACCTTTAAATATATCTGTTAGCTCACCTTCGACATAAAGTCTAGTACCTGATTTCATGTATACACATAAAGAACCAGTGTTCCATTCTTCAATTGATTCAATTTCATCTAATTTAATTGCAATCTTCTTTTCAGAGTATTGTTGTTTAACTACTAATACGTTGTATTTATTATTAAATAAAGATTCTAATTGCATTTATATTCCTTTCTCAGAATTTTTCATATGTTCATTCTGTAAATACGCAGAAAACATTGCACAGTAAACTGCCATATCTGTTAGTGAATCTTCAAGTGATTCAAAGTTACTTTTCTTATCTGCTTTTTGTGCTAAGTTCATAATTCTTAAATACTTAGTATGAATCATGTGCAAGTATGATAAGTTACCAAATGGAAAATAATCTTCTTCGGTATATCTATCACCTTGATAATCTTCCTGCTTCTTTTCTTTAAGCTCAGCGGCTTCTTTCAATATCGTCGAGGCTGTTACTTTTGCCATACTTATTTCCTTTCTTACGATTGTATTTAGTTTTATCTGGAATAACTTTATGTGCGTATTCACGTCTTCTACCTTCATTCATAGCTTTAGCTATAGGATTAATGATTCTAATATGTGTTTTCATACGCATACTCCGGATGTGGGTTATTAAAAAATATATATTATATAAAAATTTATGTAGCGACAGCGGAATAAATTTAATTAAGATCTTAAACGTCTCCTAAAAGAAATCTAAAGGAGGTACCTATGGGTTATGAGAATTGCGGGAAGCACCCGAATTCGCTTGCACAGTTGAGACCAGTGATGGACTCAGAGACAGCTCGTGAGATGCAGGCGAGAGGCGCGGAGAAGCGTCGTCAGAATAAAGCACTCAGAGAAGCTATGAGACTGTCAGCCTCCGAGTTTAAAAAAATTAGGGATGAAGTAATTTCCGAAATGCCATCGGCCGTTGATATACTTAAAGTACAATTGGCGAAGGCTATTGAATTGGAAGATCAAGAAACTATAGAACGATTGGCTATGGCGTTAGCTGAGTATGAACAGCCGAAGCTACAGCGTATCGATCAGACTAGCTTGACACTTGATACGGCGGAAATGTCGGAAGAGGATTTGCAGAAAAAAATTGCGGAATTGTCGGACTGAGACGTATCTCGGATGTGGGTTAGCAATTTTAAAAGCCTAGAGCATATTCAGAGAGTGATGCTCTAGGCTTATTTTTGCAATCTCACCAGGCCGAGTGAGCTCAAGGAACCTGTCAAGAGGAGTCGCGTGGTTATTTAATTTCGTCGCTACCGACTAGGAGGCCTTAACTCTCATTGCAAAAATATGGGGTAACTATTGAGACTTGAACTCAAACTAACAGAATCACAAACTGTCGTGCAACCGTTACACTATAGTTACCGTAATGCTTTTTGTTCGTCACGAAGTATTTGAATATAATCGTATGCATCTTTCTTATTCTTAAACGAACCTAATGGAACCCAGTGAGTGCCATTAATCTTTTGTTTAGCTTTGATTTCATCTTTAGTAGATAGACCGAGATCAAGCGAGGTAGCTTTAGCAAAAGCTCGAACTCGGTTATCAACAGGAGATCTTTCAGAAACATCGAAGTGGAATAGTTTAATCATAGTATAACCTCAACGTGTTTATCAAACCATTCTTTGTTAACGCCTTTCATAGCCATACGTTGGGCTAGTTTAAGTTTAGCAACTTTATTATGAAATCTTATAGAATCAAATTTATGATTTCGAGATTTACAGAATGCTACAAGTAAATCAATAGTAGCATCACAAAGTAAATCTTTGTGAGTTTCGTCAGCACACATATGTGCAAGTGCTTCGAAGTCGGGTCGAGTCATAGTCATATTATTACAACCTTTACATTTTCAATGATTAAAATTAATAGAATACCTAAAGCTATGCCGAGCATAAATCTTGGAAGTGTCATGTTAATCTGTCTCCTATTCTATGAAGCATATTTAATTCTGAACATGAATCTTTATAACCTTTACGATCTTTAGTATTATAACTTTCATCAATTTTAGAATTAATTAAGAATACTCGGTGTTCGATAAGATCAAGAAGCAAATCGCGTTCTTTCTCATCGAGTACTATTTTATATTCGACTACCATAATTAGAAATTAGAGAATGTTGAAGTCATAACATTTCGTATTTCGCAGTTTTCGATGTCTTCGAGATCTTTATATTCATCAGAAGTACGACAGCCTGCGATAATAATTTGAATGTCTTCATCAGTAAAATTATGATTAGCTGCTAGTTGAGTTACATTTTCACGGAACTCGAGAACAGTTTCTTCAATAAAATCATTTACGATAGATTCGAGCTCATCAGATCTGGATTCTAGAACTGAGTGAGCATTGTTAATAATATCTTTATATACTTTATATAGCATAACGTTAAACTCTTTAGTTGTTAAAGGGAATGGGTTTATCGATACGACCACCAATATAGGATTGCTCGTATCAAAAGGATTACGCCGATACCTGAACCGACGTATTCCCAGAACGGATCAATTTGATCCATAAGATGCTAATTTATTTGCTACAGCGGTTTGATTTTTAGCTTCGAATTCAAGACGCCATATTTGATTTTTAAGCTTTTCTATTTTACGTTGAACACCAGGAGTTTGACCGGTTTCGATTTCATGTTTTAGTTTATCGAGACCTTGTCGATCGTGATGTACATATACATCGAACTCTTCAGCAAATTTATGATTAAGATTAGAATCAGCATTGCCATGTAATAGCTTTTGATGTTGAGGAATACCGTAAGCACCTTTGAAGTATCGAACTAGAGGAGCTTTGTATTTAGTATGCCATCG